AGTAGTAGTTTAAATACATTATTTACAATTGAGCAAACTTTAGCGCAACAAACCTATTTTAGTTACGCAATGGGTAATTATGGTTTTGATTTAATTAGCTGGTACATATTAAAACAATGGTTAGAAACTCGAGAGAAAATGCTCTCAACGAAAAGATACTTTAAGTTTGATGAGCGAAGACAGTATCTGTATTTAATACCTGAACCAAAAACTGGAGAGCGGTTTTATGGAGTGGTTAGTTGTTACGTAGAAAAATCAGTTTATGATTTAATACAAGAACCGTGGGTGTACCAATATGCATTAGCACTTACAAAGATAACATTAGGTAGGGTTAGAGGTAAGTTTGGTAATGCTCAGTTGTTTGGTGGTACAACTTTAGATACCTCTATCCTGCAAGAAGGTCTAACAGAGAAAAAAGATTTAGAAGAGATGTTACTGAAAGGTGCGACGCCTGGATTTGGCGATGCCGCACCACCAATGTTCTTTGTAGGATAATGGCTCCTCATAAAAAAGGTAATTTTAAGAAAGGTATATACCGACCTGTCTATAATCAAAAATTCAAAGGTAAAAAATATCCACAGTATAGAAGCTCTTGGGAGCTTCGCTTCTTTAAATGGTGTGACTACAATTCTAATGTACTAGAGTGGACAAGTGAAGGGGTAATTGTTCCATATATTAGCCCAGTTGATACTAGAACTCATCGCTATTATGTTGATAACAGTCTTGTATTAAATGAAGGGAACCGTAAGGCAAAGTACTTAGTAGAAATTAAACCTTATAGTCAAACTCAACGACCGGTAATGCGTGGAAGAAAGAAACAAAGTACATTTCTACATGAACAAGTTACATATGATATCAATCAAGCTAAGTGGAAAGCAGCTAAACAGTGGTCAGATGACCATGGATATAAGTTTTTAATTCTTACAGAAAAGCAATTATTTAGCGGAAAAAGTTAAAAGAGACAATAAATATTTTATACAGCTATGGCCTTTAAATTATTAGTAGAGAAGACTGACCCATCTGAGTTCGAATATATAATAGAAGAGAAGAACGCCCAGTCTGGAGAGCGGTTATATATTAAAGGACCATACATGATGGCTTCTGAGGTCAATAAAAACAAACGAGTATATGACCTTGATAATATGATTACTGAAGTCGCTCGATATGAAAAAGAAATGATTAAAACAGATCGAGCAATGGGTGAGTTAAATCATCCTACTACTGCTGAGGTTGATCTAGAGAGAGCTTGCCATATAGTTACTGAGATGAAACAAGACGGTAACATCTTTTATGGTAAGAGTAAGGTATTAAACACTCCAACTGGTCAAATTGTAAAGAGTTTAGTACTTGATGGAGTTAGAGTTGGAATGTCTTCAAGAGCATTAGGTAAAATTGATCAAGAGGAAGCCTCAGAAGTTGGTCATGTTACTGAAATGAAACTCGTTGCTATTGATTGTGTTGCAGATCCTTCATATTCTGATGCATTTGTTAATGGTATCTTAGAGTCAAAGCAATGGATTTTAAACCGTAAAGGAGAGTTTGAAGAGCACTATGATCGGTTTGAAGAGAGTTTAAAGGGGTTACCTAGGAAGGATGTTAATGATTATTTGACAGATAAAATCATGTCCTTCATTAGAAACATTTAAAAAAAACAGGTAAATAATATAAATATTTATGATGGATCAGAAACAACAGATCAGATCGCTTGTCAGTAATGTCATTGATAAGAATTATGCGGCTGCTAATAAAGATTTAAAAGCAGTTATTAGTGAGAAATTAAAGAAGAGGATCGAGAGATCAACAAAAAACAATTTATTTAAAAATGAGCAAGATAACTGATTTACTTAAAGAGGTCGGCAAAGACGTTCTTAACGAAGATAGTCTTAAGCAAATTGAAACTGTCTTTACAGAGGCTGTAGATAAGAAGTCCGAAGACCGCGCCAATATCGCGACTGAAGCAGCATTAGCTAAGCAAGATGATGAGCATTCAGCTAAGTTAGAACAGCTCCTGGAATCAATCGATAAAGATCACACTAAAAAACTCAACAAAGTTGTTGAGGCAGTGGACGCCGACCGCACCCGTAAGCTTAAGAATGTTGTTCGTAGATTCCAGACTGCTCTTAATGAAGAAGCGACTGGTTTAAAAGATACTGTTGTTGAATCTGTTTCTGATTATCTTGACTCATACATTGAAGAATCAGTTCCGACAGCTAGTATTGAAGAGGCTACTAAGAATAAAAGAGCATATAACCTATTAAAGGATATGCGTAAGATGCTTTCAGTTGATATGGTACTCGCTAATGAGTCTATTAGAGAGGCAGTCCAAGATGGTAAGAAGACCATTGAAGAGTCGAGAGAGGCTATTGAGAAGTTGAATACATCAAATACAGATCTTGCGACTGAATTACAAAAGACTAAAAAAGACCTTTTCATTGAAAAAAGAATTGGTCAGTTCGATGAAAAGAAAAGCAATTTTATAAGGAAGACTTTTACCGATAAAGATCTTTCTTTTATTGAAGAAAATTTTGATTACACGGTAAACATGTTCGATAAGAAGGCTCAAGAATCTCTTGACGTTCTTAAGGAAGAGGCAATTCATGAAACAAAAACACAAGATGCTCAGGTTGAGGTAGTGAAAGAGAGCTCAGACACTCCAAAATCAGCGGTTGGGTTTTATGCTCAAGAATTAGCTAACATGCGATTGTAACGTAATCTTTAGTGTTGAGGTATTTACTACCTGATTCTCCAATGTGGAAAAAACAATAAACAGAAATAATATTATGAACGAAACACAAACTCGTCCAAGTCAAAATTACATTGACAATAATAGAGCTCAAGCATTGTTGGAGAAGTGGAGTCCAGTTTTGGATTATACCTCTGATAAAGTTTCAGCTATAGAGAACCCGCACACGCGGGTGAACACCGCCATCCTTCTTGAGAACCAAGAGGAATGGTGTATTAGGGAAGCCAACACCTCTGGTGCTGGTGGAGCGTTAGGTAGCCCTGTTGGCACCGACGCACAAGGCGGTGGTGCTTACGGCTCCGATGATACATATGCTCAAGGTGACTCACGTTTGCCGAAGATTCTTATTCCGATGATTCGCCGTACATTCCCCGAGTTGATTACTAACGAGATCGTTGGTGTTCAGCCGATGAGTGGACCGGTTGGTCTCGCATTTGCTCTTCGCTACAAGTATGCTAATACGAACCTTCTTGGTAACGCAATTGATTCAACTGGTGAAGGCACCAATGCACCTTTAGGTGCATATGATCATGCAACAACCGCGTCCGTGCCCAATAGTGCTGCATTAGGCGGACAAGGTGCTGCTGAGTTAGGTCATAACTATCTTGGTACATCCTTCACAGGTGCTAGTGGTGCCGACGGCGTTGTTGGTGACGATGAGGTGGATGCCCGGATCGCGTCTGGTCACTTCCTATCTGGTGGTGTTAGTGCGCATGATGGTGGTTTTGCAGCTGCGTTGGCTGAATTCGAGCTTGATAACGCTGGTCTTAATACACCTACAGTTGAGTTGAGCTTCGAGAAGACAGCTGTTGAGGCTGGTACTCGTAGGTTGAACGCTCGTTGGTCGGTTGAGCTTGAGCAGGATCTCAAGAATATGAATGGTATTGATGTTGACGCTGAGTTAACAAATGCTATGTCGTATGAGATTCAAGCTGAGATTGATCGTGAAATGATCATTCGCATGGTTCAAGCCGCTGTTGGTGCTGGTTCTGGATCAGGGTATTCTAAATATCTTGTTTCTGGTGCTGATGCTCGCTGGTTAGGTGAGAGGAATCGCGACTTCTATCAGAAGTTGATCGTTGAGGCTAATAGAATGGCTGTTAAGAACCGTCGTGGTGCTGCTAACTTTGTTGTTGCAACACCTAGTGTTTGTGCTATTCTTGAGATGCTTCCTGAGTTCACATGGATGACTGTTGACGGTAACGTTAACACTCAGCCGGTTGGTGTTGCTAAGGTTGGTAACGTTGGTGGTCGTTTTAACGTCTATCGTGATACCCGTACCGAGGCTGCGTACAACTTAGGCAAAC